AATTGATCGGTGCAACCACAAACAAGTTCCCTACTATCACGGGTGGGAGTCCAGAACTTATTGGTCTTATCACACCAGGTCATGATAGCCTGACCCTTTCGCCACGTAGTCATACGCTTGATGGGGGTACAATCGCGTATCGTCTCCTTGTCCCACTTCTCGAGAACCTTGTACTCCGCGTGCATCTGCTTCACTAATCCAAAAATCTCATCTCTGAGCTTCTGGTATTCTCGCTCTCGAAGCCGTCGATTTTCAACGGTGGGAACCTCGAAGTCACTGTCACTGTCATCATCACTTTCAAATTCCGAATCATCGTCACTGTAATAGAAAGTGTCTTCGTGGATCGGTTTGTTGCCGTTCATGTGGTCATGAACGCGTTTCATTTTATCGGCCATCTCCAGATAGATGCCATCAGGGATCTTACTGGAGATGTCGTCAAGACAAGCCATAAGGCCTCGGAGGTCTTCCATCTTTTTTCTTGAAAATTACAATTTCATACTTCTACTTAGGTACAATCCATTTACGAACACCCCTCGACCAGTCGACAATTTTCTTAAGGGTCCATGATTGGTCAATGTCACTGCGTGTACGCATTTTCTTCAATTTATACTGGACCGTTCCCTTCAAAGGGGGAACCTGGATATAACCACGTCTCATTGGTAGACGCTTACCATCTGATCCCATAGTCTCAAGGATATATGGGAATTGTTTTTCGAAATACGCCCAGTGAACCGTGTCACGACTCGATTTAGGAACATATTTATAAATCACACCCCAAATGAACTTCTTTACGTACTCGAGTCGTTCACGGGGATCTTGTGGTCCGGGTTTTACCATTCCAAGATTCACCATCAACGCGAGGAACGATTCCATGTAACAGAAATGATGTTGAGAAAGTTCGTCATATTGGGAAACAACAAAAGCTTCTTCCATACTTTTCTTAGGAACACCTCCACGACCACCTGCATAGTTTTTATTCTTGAATTCTTTGAATGATTGTGACACAAATCCACCAGTGGGTTGAGGATTCATATCAGTATTGGAAGCGTTCCTCAAACGAGGGTAACACCCATGAATTGTCCCACTCGATACTTTGTATCCTTTACCCAACAGGGACTTTAATGGATCCTCAAAGTCGGAATTTTGATTTTTCATCGAGTCATAAATCAACGCAGTCTTGTTAACATGATTAACTCGGGACATACCATAATGTCCTGATCCATCTGTGAATGAATGATCCATGAGAATATAGTCTGTACCAGTACGACCTTTAGCGGCTAACGGTCTTTTTTTCATAGAACTAGTCTTACGGAACAGAAAACGGAAGTTTTTACCCGATTCCTTTTGAATATCTTTAGCAATTCGTTCGAATACACCCTTCTTATGAAGGTAATACTTGGCAACTTCAGAAGCATCTTCTATAGCCAATAGATTGCTGGCTTTCTTGTTTGTAAGAATTCGAGATTCGATATAATCATTCTTATCAATATCAGGGGTTTCGCCTTTGATCTTGAGAAGTTTATTTCTCATCGAAACATTTTTTATTAATTTAATGGGAACAAGCGACATATTACAATAACCTAATATTTAAGTTTCACTTAGGTATAGAAATTTATGGATGATGAAATACATTCTTTAGCTACGGTACACCCCTACCATAATATCTAAAATGTCTCTTCGCGAGTTCACCATGATGAATAAACCACATAATTTCTTCATATCCGCATGTATTCGTAAGTTCACGCCAATAAAGTTTAGAGGCTTCTTGAATTTGTTTATAAATCCCTAGCTTGACATTGTCTCCCGGATCCTTCTTATATTCTTCGAATGCCTCTTGAAGTGCTTCGCTCGCCACAATCCATGTGTGGCATTTATTGAGGGCATCCGATGTCATGATGAAATCTTCGCCAACTACGTCGGGTGTGACGAGTAATGTATTTCTAGTTTTATACATTTCTTTCATTATTCGACACATGTGAATATAATCACCCTCAGGTATTCGAGTAGAATGTTTATCGATGAGACTCATGAGTTCTTCCATTCTTTCTTAACATTACAAGTATTTCTATTCACTTAGGGTTACTTCAACATCTTGATGCATTCCCTGTCTTGGTGGGGGGTAGTACGTACCTGGTTCAACTGGGTCAGACCACTCTTCGTGTAACTCATGTAAAAATTGAGTCAATCCCGGGTTCTCACGCTCTTCGTCATCATCACATTCCCTCCATCGTTGATGAAATTGTTCTCGATCTCGTTGGGCAGCTGTATCAGGGTCGGACGGTAGTTCATCATTTAACCAGTCACGCGATATGGTATGTGTTGGGTGAAACACCGGAGCCCCCCGTGATGTTTCGTCACTTACCCACATGGGGATAGTTTGGTCTAGAAAGGATGGTGGTTTCACTTGTTCACGTAATTCTTTTATAGTGTCACACATTTTCAGATAGTCACCCTCAGGGATATTATCAGAGTTCTTATCAATAAGGTCAATTAGTTTATGGAAGAGATCCATTTTAATATAAAAATTATCCCCAATGTATATCACTTAGGTTCATTACCGATTTTGAAGATATTTTAAATTTATTTTCAAATTGTTCAAATTCACGGAAAAGGTGGGTGGTATCATCATTTTTATACATAGATTGTTGTATTTTTTCGATGAGTTGTATAAGTTGTCTCGATTCACCTAAATCAATGGGCCCGTTCATTACGAACGATAGTAACTGTTTAGATTTCGTAAGGAGTATATCGAGATTGTCTCGACGCTCGTGTGTAGATTCACGTGATAGTTCTATGTACCTGGATTCTCCACATTCATTTTTAGTTTTTATTATATTAGTAGCTTTCGGGGTAAAGAAATTGGTAATGTTGTGTACAAAATTCTGCATTTTTTAGGAGTTGGAGGTGGTTCAATAGGTACAGTACAGTGAACGACCTCTTCCCAGATAATACGTTGAACGTCCGAGCAGAGTGGTGCGGTAGACTGACAAAATGCGATACGCAATTCGTCTGTCACAAGTGGGAAGATGTACTCTTTCATATTGATTTTGTATCTTCACATTACTCACTTAGGCTGATTTCACGTTCCAGGGCCAATTTTTCGAGTTCAATATCAAGGTAGATTCTATGTGGTGCGTCCCAAAGAGCCATTTTTAACCACTTATATACATTGGTAATATAATGTGGTCCCATAGATATAGTGGTTCTATAAATTGCGTGTGGATACATTAGTATATTATTATAACTTCTTTTTTTTATATTCATGTAATATTTTAAAAAAATAACGATCCACCCACGGCTATCGCAGTTGTAAATATAATAGTATTCACGGCTATTTTAGGAAGCATACTATATTATATGACGATTTTCTTTTCACATCCAACACGTAAATCGGTGTTCACGTGAATTACGTACCCCGCAGATTCTATGTTCCTACAAAACGCCTCACTATCAGATGGCATATATACAATAGTTTTACCATCTTCACTTTGTACTTCTATGGGTGAATGGTTGAAATATGGATATTCGAGCTTTTCTAGAACTTCGCGCGTACATGCGTAAAAGCCGAGTTCTGTGCATTTAACGGGTATATGTTTCACGTTGGGGCTTACCGAATCGACGTGTGCAAACTCATACGCACCATTCTTCAAGAAAAATTCATCGTCCAATTTGTTTATATAAGATAGGCGAGACATGTCACCCATTCTGTATACACCTGAAATGAAAGGGTATTTATCCGTATCTTCTATGAGCTCGATAACCTGTTTAGGTGTGAAAATAGATTCATAGTCAATAGATACGAATACATCATATTCAGTCTTATCACCGAATGGCTTCTGGTCTTTACCCGATAAAACATTCGTACCCATCGATTGGATACGAGATTCTTGCTCTCGTAGCGACCTCCCAGTAGTAACACCGATATAATAGCCCTGTTTAGTCAATTCGAGAATCGTCTCGGACCATTGCATTAGAAAGGTGGTTGAACATTCAGTTCCGGGGAGAGCTAAGATAATATTTTTTTTAGATGGGGTAGTCATATATATACATTACATGTTTACTCTTTAATATTCTATATCTGAAGTATCTCGCATATCGACGTCATATACATTTACATTTACATCACCAAAATATACACACCCATTGACACGCCACACTTTTTCACTAAACTGTTTACGCGCAAAAGAACGTGCCTCTTTCGAGTTGAAGAACACATTCCGGTCAAGAATGTGGTCACCGACGCATACATGGACAATAGTATAGTTCATATTTATTTATTTATTTAATTTTACTTAACTTAACTTAACTTAGGTTGAAACGAGATCGTGAAAATATTCACAGAAATTTTTTAATTTAGGAATAATCACAGTATCCCACTTTACCTTATCTCGTGAGAGTAAGTGTGTACATGTTTTATTATCATGTTGTTCAATGAGTTTACATGATTCGAGATCTAACATCGCCATATACGTCTGACATTGAACTTCTTCATAGTCGCGGACAGTCTTGAATAGACGATTCGCTCGGTTTTTAATTTCAATAATCGTAGAGGCATCTTCGGACAATCTATCGATTCTTCCAACAATAACGTATTCCGTTCCTCGAATCTTACAAACTGGATATGTATAAAATGTTTCATCAGTCTTGAGAGTTGGATCTAATTCAGCAGTTGTATCTTCGTGTCTAATTCCGTGATTTGTGTACAACGTCTTACGAATATGATCCTTTGCCGCCTCCATCTTTTCTGGTGGAAGTCCACTTTGGTTTGTCAATTGGTTCGAGACAGCTCGATATTTCTGTTCTACAGACGTACTGTCCATTGATTTGAATTTTAGTGCGTCATCTAACAATTGCGACGCGACCGCACACTCATCTACCGCAGCTAAAGCGACCTGTTCTTTCGTTTTTCCTTTAAACGTGTCAGGTAAATATTTACACCACAGGTTCATAACAACTTCTTGTGGTGGTTTGAACCTATTCTTATCAATCATACTCGCGACATCTGACGCTTTCAATACAACTTTATCCACACCAATACGGTTATGTATACGTTTCTTATCCCTGAGAAGTGGGAAAATGTCGCCACACGCACGCGAATCTGCGAGCGCGTTATGTGCATTGTCGAGTGTTTTACCAGTCAGTTCATTATATATAATGATCAACTTTTTTGGTTTGAGATACCAGTGATGGACCAGCTTATGCGTACACGCGAACGTGATATCTTTAAACGGATCAGCACTTATACCACGTCGGTAACATTCAGAGAATAATACATTCTCGTCAAACGCCGAGTTGTGTGCGACGAGTGTCTTACATTCACCTATGAAATTCACGAATGTGTCATACACTTCCTCGAAGGGTTCACCATGTTCGACTGCGTGTTCATGTGTGATACCGTGGATATGAGTCGCGCCCATTTTGAACGTATCAGGCTTCACTATCATGTGATGTGCATCCAGTTCTTTACCGGAAGCATCATATTTGACAAAAGCGATCGAGACCATTCGACATTTGTCAAATATATGTGTATTGTCTTTAGTAGCAGATTGGCGGGTCATGGGTAGACCCGTCGTCTCCGTGTCCCATGCGACGTATGACATATTTAAATATACTTGTTACTCTTTAATCGCCTTACCAAAAGCCAGTCGTGCGTGACTTGATAGGTAATTTATTGTTATTGGTAGACAATTGACTTAGGTCTAATACATGTTTCATTCCATATAATTTAGACCTTTGTTCTTTTGATTTTACAAACCATAATCTATTCGTAGTTTTTGTAATGTCACAAATATATGAATACATGGCTCCACACATGGCGTCACCCGTTCCTAATACAAATATATAACCCGGTTTAGTATTATTTTTATTTAATGCGACAGTAGTTAATATTTGCATGAAATCACCTAAAAATTTAGAAATTTTTTCGTTGACAGTTGCTGTAGGTTTACGAGCTGCTGGTGCCGTTATCCCACTAGGTACCGTCACCGTACCATTATCAGTAGTTATATCTATTACATAATTACGCGTTGAATCATCTAGACGATATTTCAAAGTGGTATTACCGATTTTGAATACAGGTTTGCGGTAATTCCATGAAAGTGTCGTACTTGGAGTTTCCTTCATAACATATTGAGAATCCTTCTTAGCACTATCCATTTGCATGTCATGCCCAGGATCCACTAAGTTCGCGATCGATACGGTATTATAAAATGGTTTTGTTTCGCTAGTTCTAGCAGTTTCTCCTATTTTGGTAATTTTATCCAAAACGTATGAATATGGATACGATACACGCCTTTGTGCATTTGATAGTGTACTCGCGTCATCTTCTTGATCAAATAATATGCAAGTGTCTGTCCCACTTTTAAACATATCAGCAGTTATCTGTCTATTACTCAATTCTATAACTTCCCCCATATTAAATAATGTTTCATATTTTTCCTTAATAGTAGTTTCATAGGATTTATTTGGTAATTTTAAAAGATTTTTATATAATTTAGTGTTCATGTTTTTATTAATTTTCGTATAATCGCTTCCAAAAAATATTTTAATAATATCACTTTCAATAAACATATCGAATGACATACTAATAGTTTTATCATGTTGCATATCCAAATACATTAAATACACAAATTCGAGGTATTGACTTTTGTCTAACTGTATATTTAAATTTAAATTTTCCGTCCCACGTGATCGTTTTTGGAACAATTTATAGTGTTTATATATCATTCTCACTGCCTGTTTTACCGTTTTCCCACCGAATAACTCACGAGTTCTAGGGTCAGTCGATTTCTGAATATACATGTAAATCAAAAAATCCTTGAGATCCACGCGATCATTGGGTATTGATGTAGCTCTTATTATGTTAACTAATATAGGGGTGTAGGCCGGTTTAGTCACTGGTAATTTTTTTACTTTTGGGAACATTTTACTAATACGTTCGGCATCTGCTTCTACTTTTGGGTCATTATTTTTAGGACCATTATTTACGGTTTTCGCGGTTTTCGCGGTTTTCGCGGTTTTCGCAGTTTTCGCGGGTTTCGCGGGTTTTGGGATAGTCTCACGTAGAGTGGATTTCGCGGTTTTCGCGGGTTTTGGGATAGTCTCACGTAGAGTGGGTTTTATAGGTACTACACGCATCGAACGCCTAACGGGTTTCACTTCGACTCGAGCATTCGCATTCCTCTTAGCAGATGCGGCTCTAGCATTGGCTTCAGCGTTTGCAGCAAACCAGGCCCTTTTCCGAGCAGATGTGGCTTTCGCAATCGCATTCTTCGTAGCAGATGCGACTCTAGCATTGGCTTCGGCATTTGCGACAAACCAAGCCTTTTTCCGAGCAGACGCAGCTCTTTTGGCAGCTAAAAATTTACTGTTATTTACATTCGAAAGTTTTTCCGTTCCACCACCACCCGGTGTGACACCTAATATTTTCGGTTTCACCCTTCTCGATATAGTGTTATTATCAGAATTGTTAGAGTTATTCATCGCTGAGTTGTTACTAAATGACCCCACTCGGGCAGTTCTAGCCCTCTTCGTGGTGGGTTTGGTAGCCGCACGTTGGGATGCAACTGCAGCTGTTATTAAAGGTATTTTCATACGTTTAGATGCCGGTTCATTTTCTGATGCAATGGGTGACCTAACCCGTGATGACATCTTATTGTAATATAATATTTTTTATTTGGAAATGGGTACATCACAAGATTATACTATTTCGTATACAGTCACACCGTCGACAATTTCTCCTGCGATTAGAATATCTTTCAATTGTTCAAGTTTAATTTTATTAAATTTTAAAAGATCGAATACTTCCTGATAACATTCGTCGACAATCAACTTCATATCAGTTTCGACAGCGTGTGACGTTTTAGCTGACATCACGCGTTAATCGGCTTCCACTGGATCTATACATTCATTTTTTTCTTCATCTTCATCTTCATCTTCTTCATCTTCAACCCCTTCGGTAATCCGCTCGTCCTCTTCCGGTTGTATATCGTCTTCCTCTTCTTCCTCTTCCGGTAGTTCGTCACATATTTCATCTTCGGGGTCTTCCAACTTCTTCTTTATTTCTTTTTTGGGAACTGTAGGTACTTTCTTCTTCGGCACCTTTTCAAAAATATTTTCAATAATCTTTTGTGTCCTTTCCTTCATAGTTTTTTTCCTTTCGAATTTATGATGAAGTTTTTTAATAAACGCGTCGGAATGTCCCATACTCTTATATGCTGAAATAACCGACTTCGGTGGAGGTGTTTTTGATTTACTATAGTATTTATCCCATAAACATGCCATAGATGTTAACAATTTAACACGCACAATCCCAGACTTAAGAATATTATATTTTAACACAACCCTATCTGGATAACCAATATGGCATTCTCTCGTATAATTTGTAATAATTCTTACGGGGGGTTCCGAAACCTGTGGTTTTTTGAATGGAATATTCGCTTGTTTATAATTTTTTTCGAGAAGTTTTAGATACAGTTCTGTATTCTGGTAATGGAACCATTTATCGATTACCGGTCTGGCTGTAGGTATACAATCTATATTCAATATATCGTATACCACACCACGCGTGGGTAACACGGGTTGTGTGGTACTGGGGTTTATTTTTTTACGAGGTAGAGGTCTTTTGAACATCTTATTATACAATTATAGGATTTTTCTTGCAACTTAGGTCTAGTTCGCATTCTAATATGTGATGCGCTTGGAAATTCTGGAGAGATGAAAACGGGCCCCATAATTCAATTACTTTTCTATTTTTATCATACCAGAGGTATGTTAATTCTAAATATTTGGTGAGCCAATAGAATTTTTTACCTCCTCTCCCAACAAACTTAAAAATATCACTTTCAACATACGATGATACGTCAAATTGGCTGTAATGTGTGATAGGTGGCGAGTATGGAGCCATTTATTCTTGTGTCTATATCACCCGGATTTTTTAAGCCATTTTCTTTTTACCACATCCACAACCACAACCAGATGTAGATTGGTTAATCATTTTCAAAAGCACGATCGTACTAAACAACGCGACCACGAGGAGTACTGTATTCATTTTATATGGACTGATATTTTATTCTAAGTCCTCATCTTCACATAAACTCACTTCGGAATCACTCTCAGATTCGTCAGATGAGTCGTATATTACATCTGGGTCACTTTCGTCGACCATCTCATAATACACCGTATCATATTTTGTATATAAACCGGTTTCTTCTAATAAAGTCGTATCGTAAAATCCTGACACGGAATCTTTGGGTACCATGAGTGTGTCGTCACTAAACATATATAGACCACGTCTATCATAATCCAATATTTGGACGGCGTAGTCGTCACCAACTTCAGACACTATACGGGCAATTTCACATATTTCATCTTCGTATTCGATATCGACAATTTGTCCTTCCATTAATGATAGTACGCCTGTAATTTTTATATAAGTAATTGTAATGAATATTCAGAAAGCGAAAAAAAATGAGGCTGCAATGTTCGATATAGATGATACACTTATATCGTCTAAAACGGGTAGGCGTAAAGATGTCGTCTATAAATTGTATACTTTATTAAAAGATTTAGGATATAAGATGATCATTGTCACAGCTAGACCAGGGTTTGCGGCTAATGTCAAATGGACTCAAAAACAATTAGCTTTTCATGATATTGTGTATGACCAACTCGTGTTCACCCCAGCCGAAAATAAAGGAACCTTTAAGAAGAACTCTGGATACAAATATATCGTATCGGTCGGTGATCTGGATACCGATCTCACGGATACTAAATATGCTGTTAAGATTTCCAAGTAGTTTTACATACGTGACACGTGATAAATACAGTCATAGGTTCATCGGCACTTCGCGTCTGCATCTCATAATATGTAGTCTTGTTCTGTCTACACTTCCCACATTTGAATAGACCTATATAATCTGGTTCGTTTACGATACTATATTCCTTTTTAGCACATTTCTCAGCGTTACGTTCACACTCCTGTGCATATGGTCCTTCTGGCCACATCGACACGAGTGACATATTCAACGCGGACTCGCTTTTAATTTTCCCCGTGCGAACACTTTCGTTAAATGTTATAGAAGCGTTCAAATTTGTTTGAATCTCGAGAAATTTATGTTTATACCTATCCATATGATATCTGTTATCACTTGCGGGTGTGTCACCTAGACCCTGTGTTTTCTTAACCGCCCAATTATGTGTAGATTTCTCGAGATTTAAACACGTTACATGATCTTCTGGGAGATCCAAAAGAGATGCGTATTTTTTTACAACATAGTTTCGAATATCCATTAGAATATATGATTTTTAGTACCTACTTAGGTTGGGAAAAGCCAATTTAGCACACCCACCAAAATCTTCAGGTGAGCACGTGTTGAAGGGTTCACCCACGCGTTTGGGGTTATTTAATGTGGCATTCCAGTTATTGTCCAGAAAAAGTGTTCTTGATGTTGACAGGGGGGTGTACAAATCAAACCGCCTGAGGAGCGCATATGCGACTATCACCGCCACCAGCAAAGTGATGTATGTGTTCATTTATTAAAAACAACTTTTTTATTTGTATACAACAAATGACAAAATCTATTTTAATAAATGAAAATATATACGATATCGAAGAAGTAGACATTGATATAGACCCAATTAAAAATGAAATATTTAAAATTTTAAAAGGAAGGCAAACATTTATTGGACAATGGGAAGATTTAGATGTTGTTATTATGAAATCTGAAGATGGTAAAGTGAATAACATGAACACTTTACCAACACCATTTGAAATGGAAGAGGTTATGGGTAAGATACTATTGATGCGCATGGATGAAAATTCAGAACCACAGGACTTTACCCTTGATGAGTACCAATCATTTCTTATGAGGAATAAAAGCGTCATTGTTTAATACAGCATTCGCATATTTCATACAGAGTTGAAAGTGTATGTATGCGAAATCAGCTGGATTGGTCATCTCAGGAACACCCTTTAATGGGTTAACCTCGATGGTTTTAATAATATCAATTTTTTCGCCGTTCACCACCCCGGCCATGTCGGAACCAATTTGTTTTAACCATAAAACATGCGCTTCATTTTTACAATCGAATGCGGTTACGAAATTAACCATTTACTATACCATATCAGTTATTCTTTAAACTATAATCAAGATGTTCCCTGTATAAAAAGTCATCTACGTACCCGTCCACCTCCTGTCCACTGATGGACAAACTAAATAAATCTTCATATTCGAACCGGTGACAATAAAAATATGATATACCTGTCATGATAGACATATTATCTAAGTCCTTTTTTGTTTTGTATTTAATTTCCAGTAAATCTATATACATTTCGGGTATCTGCTCTTTATGATTTTCGAGTATACGCACTTTCGTAATCGGTGAAGATAAGTCGATGCCGGGCCATGTCCCAAATTTAGCCTTATATTCGCATAAATATCGAATGTACACCCGAGCAGTAGATGGTTCCTTGAAACATACGAATCTAGGTTTCGAGTGTACGTCGACGAGTGTCGCCGACCCACCCGATTTTATTGATACGAAGTGAAACTCCATTATAGTTTTATTATATTATTAAAAACCTTAAATATATATATATATGATATTCCCGATAACACCCGGACAATGTACATACGTCAGACTCGTCCAATCAAAAAAACCTATCCTCATAGCCACGGGTCCAGCCGGTTGTGGTAAAACCATGCTCGCGTGTTACGAAGCGTGCCTGAAGATACAGTCAAGAGAACTATCTAAAGTTATTTTTACACGGCCCATCGTCGCAGCTGATGAAGATATGGGATATTTGCCAGGGGAAATTGACCGGAAAATGGAACCATGGGCTAAACCTATGACAGAAATCATGGAAAAACACTTATCGAAAGGACAAATGGAATCTCGCGTGTTCATCGAACCCCTAGGATTTATGAGAGGAAGAACATTCACGGACGCTTTTATCATAGCAGACGAAATGCAAAATAGTACACCTAATCAGATGCGAATGTTACTTACACGTCTCGGTGAAAATACAAAATTAATCGTCACAGGAGACGTAGACCAGAGTGATTTGGATAAACGTAATGGACTCGAAGATATACTTGAACGAATTGATGGCGTAGACTTAGATTACGTCGATCATGTTACATTAAGTGCCGAAGATGTCGTACGCCACCCAGCAGTTACAGAAATACTCTCATTGTATTATAAATGATAGGGACAAGTCAATTGACAAAATCTCAGCAGTCCCGAGTTGGTACACTCGTGTCGGGGATTAGACGTATCCGTAATACAACCACAAATGTTAATATAATGTCCACGAATAGATCTTATAATAATGTCCGCGGATTTTACGAGGATTTAGCCAGTGTATTTGGAAACCATTTACCCGATAATCACAGGAGAAATGTGATAGCCTATAGGATCTATTTACGACAAATAGTTGATATAGCCGCAAGTAATTACGCTGGACGGCAGCGTTTTCACGTGAACGAGTCGAGGTCACCCACTAAAGGAAAGGCCTTTCTCCAATTCATTTATTTTGTAGAAACCCCTAAACGTAATAGACGAAACGCGCCTACAGAGGACCGTGGTACACTTCTTTTGAAATCTTCGACTGGTAAGGTACGTGAGATTGTACCCGAACAGGGAAAATTTATATTTTTTTCACCTGACGATACGTTTCACGAAGTAGCTAAACAGGATAACCCCGACATGGGAAGTGTTTCGAGAAATATGATCGTCGGTATGTTGTATAGAAGTTCCCCCAATAATAAGATTGTGAATCAACAGATACAAATGAGTCCATCACGCGCAAGGACTACCCGCGCCTTGGTGGGGAGGATACCACTCAATAGTAATTCGGGACCCACGGCAAATGCAAATATACTCGCATCGCTTGTCAACCGGTTACAACTCAAAACTATTAAAAGAACTCAAAACCCTAAAAGAACCCCTATAAAGTCTAAAAGACTATCCAAACCCAAAACTCCCAAAACTAGACCATCGTCGAAATTGTCAAAATCACGGGGAATTTAAACCTAAGTGAGCAACAAATATTCAATATGTATTCACTCAACCATCATGAACACTATTACCGAAATCCAAAACCTCCTCGATCTCTGCAAGGAACAGGCTGCCAAGATCGAACAGCTTGAAAAAAAATACGCCGGGGAGCTCCTCGACAAATCAATTCAAAGCGTTGGTGCCGTCCTCAATGAGCCCGAAAAGCCTTCACTCTATGCCTCGACCGCACGAACCAAGACGTTCATCATCAACCAGGATATCGCTGAGCACCTCCGGGAACTTGGTGAGATGACATCTGATTTTTACAAGGCGGGTGCATACGATACAGCCGCTGAGATTATTACTAACCTCCCGCACGAAGTCTGTAACGGTGAGAGTCTTCTCAGTATCAATGGTATTGGAAAGGGGATCGCTAACAAGATCGACCTGTTTCTAGACACGTACTTTGACGAAGAAGAAGACGATGACGACGACGAGTCTGTGGACTCGTGTGATGGTCAAATCCTCGGGGATTCAGATTCAGATTCCGACTACGATTCAGATTCTGACGCCGGTTCGACACATGATATCGATTTCCGAGTTGTGTTTAATACCAGTCTCGCAGATACACTTAACGAACTCGCGTCGTATGAAACCAATACGCATAAGATGGCTGCTTACGTCGCAGCTGCGACTGCCATATTCCATCTCCCGTTCAAGGTGAAAAGTGGTGAAGAACTAGCCTCGGGACCCAAAAAGCTTGTTGGTATTGGTAAGAGTATCTCTCGGAAGATTGACGAGTTTATCGAGTCTGGGAAAATTTCGAAACTCGAAGAGTATAAAAAAAGTGACGTGTCTAAAAACGTCGACCTCGCCGACGCTGTTGATAAGCTCGCTTCTCTCGAAGAAGACATTCACAAGAGAAACGCGTACAGGAAGGCTGCCGATGCTATTTATGATCTCCCCTTCACCGTTACAAGTGGTAAAGAACTTTCTATGGGCCCGAAGAAAGTCTCAGGTATCGGTAAGAGTATTGCGCGAAAGATTGATGAATTTATCGCAACTGGAAAAATTTCCTGTTCCAAAAAGGTTAAATTTTGTACGAATGATGAAATCGCGTGGCATTTGGACGCGCTCGCCTCACTTGAAGGGGAGGAACATGGTTCACAAGACAAGTTTAAGATTCGCGCATACCGAAAGGCTGCTAAGTCCATTCGCGACCTTGACTTTGAAGTGACTAATGGGTCGGAAATTTCACATGGTCCTAACAAAATTGACGGGATTGGTAAGGGGATTGCTAAAAAAATTGATGAATTACTCGTAAACGGGGAGATTGAGAGGCTCGAAGAGCTTACAAGGTCATAAGTGACTCTCAATGAACGTGTTATAGAATCTTTGTAATAAATCATTTATTTCTTCTACCATCATACACACTTGTTATTTTCGCGTATCCCATATAATTGTTCAAGTCAAATATAGGTGTTAGTTTTTAAGGTCATTTTCAACTTCACCATGTTGCTCACGCCAATTCGAGAGATTATTATATTGCTTTTCACTCGTATCATACATGGTCTCGCTATCACTTATCATCATTCCCCTAACAACTTCATATAGTACTGTTGAAAGTGCAAACTTATACGCAAGAAATCCGACAAACGACGCACCGTAATCAAAATCGAATGCAAACGGGGCGTTATTCCAGGATACTTCAAATGCGGCAAACCCTATAGGTGCCAAGAATTCATTTTGAAGCGCGGTCGTTTCAAATTTATCTACACGATTAGCGAGTAAGGATAAATACACGTATGACGTAACAGCGCCAAGCGACGCAGATACACCCTGGTTGGCACCTTGTGTGAGGAAGTATGATACCGATAGCATAGACCCATACCCTGCAGTCGTCCGTTTGAGTCTTGTTTTGAGATCTTTATATCCGTTGACCGGTGGAATTTGAGCATAAGTTGTCAACATTATTTATATTTATATTTATATCATAATCTTTATCCTTATTATAGTAAATGCCGTGTCAACTTTGTAAAAAAAAATGTGGTGTTCCAATTGAATGTCTGTACTGCAGGGGTAATTTTTGTCCCCGATGTACACACCTCGAAAAGCATAATTGTCAAGGTATAAATATTAAAAAAAATAAACAACTCGCAGAATTAAAAAATAAAACTGAATTCGTACCAGAACCTAAAGTGGTTAAAATATAATTACTTTCCACTACACGCCGAGCAATATTTTTCAGTCTTTTTCTTGGGAGTCATCATAGCCTGCAACGCAATCAATGCGACGACCGCAAACACTATGAGGCCAACATTCTGAGTCGTGTTTCGTATATTTTTGTTCATTGTTATATAATAGAGTAATATTTTTTTTTGGGTGATGGTATCAAAAAAAATCTCATAATACTATAAATGTCCACGAACGTAAATGTACCGTCTGGTCCAAAAATACCGACCACACTCATCGCCGTCACCGCATTTCTCGGGGCAGTTTATGCTGCCATCGCTTCGATTGGAATAAAACGTTTCAACGATTGTAAAGAGATTCAGACTATCTCGAAGTACGCGAACCGAAAGGAATTCCTTTCAGCCACACTCATAGCTCTTATCTCAATACCAATTGCGTTTCTCGTATTGAAGTTCGGTACGATGACACCCAGCGCACCAGGGTTTATGGTTATGATGTCGGGTGTTCTTGGTATTATCGCTTCCGTGTTTGCTTTCCAGCTCCAGAAAGCATCCGAATGTACAAACATCGTTAAGAAAAGTGATAAAAATTTCGTGACTGTCGCCATTTCGGCTTCTGTTCTGATGACACTTGGTGGTATTGGTATGATCGCGATGAAGAATAAGAATTCAATTCGGTCAGCTCGCAATTATGCGTCGGCTAAAATTACCGCCGCACGCGCCCCAGTCCCGGTGCCAGTCGCTAACGCTTCGGCGGCGAATCTGACAAATACTAATAATAAGGCTTAATATGGAACCAGTCGAAGCCGTATATATCGCATGCATGCTCATTTTGCACGCGATACAACGGGTGGGGCGTATGACCATGGGTGAGAAGATTCACCTCATTCATTGTGCATCACGTTTAGTCTTGAGTTTAGATACGACACGTTGTAAAATATACAATTGCGAAACCAGGGCTATAGATGTATAGATCGATGAGTAGTTTGCACCCGACCTGTACTGAACGGTTAACCATAACATACTACCGAGTATACCGATTAGTAGATGTGGTACAGAATAATAACTAACATCATCATATTCGTAAACACGTTTCATACTTATAAGCATTTGACCGACACCAAGGGAAAGAGCAGAACCAGCGAGAATATCATCTATTGACGACACTCTCATTTATATATTTAGAGAAATTAATATTTAAATATACAAATGGAAACCATTTTAAAATCATATGATACAGGTCCTGTCAACGCCGAATCTCTCACTAACCGAGTAACACGATTAGTGTGCAAGTATAAAAAGTCTGGTGTCACACGCGAGAATTTAACATCTCTCGTATGCGGACTCGTAATGGATGTTAAAAATATTAAAAAGCTCGCGGGACCCGAGAAGAAAGATTTAGTACTCGATCTTACCTATTTGATCATCGAACAGGTTGACGAGGGTGACGAAGACACAGAGTTTGAAAAAATCCTCAAGATTATGGTCCCATCAATGATTGACAGTCTCGCCCTCATGATAAAAGTAAATAAGGGTTGTAGTTGTTTCTAAAATAATAATGAAGTTCCCTTCACTCGAGACGATGGTACATTATGGTGTTTATACTATACGCGACTTACTTCTATTTTCTCAAAATAAATTGAAACGAAGAAATATCAAAACATTAAATGAATGTGATATTTGCTCGTATGTATACACTGGGCATGCATGCAATAATTGTTCTATGTCTTCTGTTTAATAACCAAACCTAACACCGATTCCAGATTATTCTGGTCACGTTTTAATGGTTTTGCTCGTTTGAGTCGTAATGCCTCATTCGTACCAGGCGCACCCTTGATTTCATACATCTTGGACGCGTTTAGTACGGGTTTAATGACGAGATCTGGTTCAGAATATATTTCTATTTCAGCCGGCTTCGCTTCATCTATAAGTGCATTTATTCTAAACTCATCTATACTCATGGTTCCACCGAATTCTTTCAAGTATAACCTATTCGGAGCTGGTTTGATACTCCCAACCTTCGAGTACATCCTCTTCCTCATCATGGTCATGTTACCTATTATTATACCCCCGCGACTCAGGCCATATTTATCGACTGCATATGTTTTCATACAACTCCAGGAGCAAAAATTACCACATGTGGTAAACCTGTTACGTCTCTGGTCATATCTGGTTGGTATCTGTAAGGGTGTCGTGCTGAACGAATGGCAACACCACCAACACCACATGATATACAATCGTGAATAACCCTTTAAGTTTTTTTATATACATTATAATAAGAGATGATTATCGTGGGTATCATACTTTTTATAGTAGCCCTCGCCGGGTATATGTTATTGAAAAAAAAAGTTTTGAAACCAATGGTTGAAAGTGTACTTTCAACCCCAGACAAAATTAATGAAATAACAGAAGACGCAAGCAAGACCTCTGAAAAAATCAAAGAGGAAGTTTCAGAGGCCGTTGGTGAGAAATCTAAAAAACTTGAAGAGGCTAATATAATATCAGCCGACGAACTAAAAAAAGATTTGGCCAAGGAAACGAAAAAGGTTTTGGACAGTGACCCAGATCTTAATTGTGCCATAAAACCGACTATCCATATGGGTTGTGGTGAAAACTTTGTGATCGAGCCAGAGTCTGGGTGTTGTGCGCTCAAGCCTGGCAAACAACCTAACGCGACGGCTTTGAAAATCAAATTAGCGAAAACTATTGGTACTGAAATTATAGTAGGTGCAGTTGCGGGTGCACTCATCGAACAACTTATCAAGAAGTCACCCGCGATGTCAAGGGTGGCAGCTCGAGGTGCGGCGAAGCTTCTTACCAGATTTGCACCCAGAATTGCTGCTAAAATGACATCGAAACTGGCGACATATGGTGCGATGGGTGCGTCGGGTCCGGCTGGTTGGGCCGTCGGTGCGGCTATGTTGGCGTTCGACGCGATTTCTATGACACTTGATATGCTTGATGTCGATGGTTACAATTCGTATACGTCGAATGATGTTATCGAAGACATGCGTAAGCTGATGGATTATTCACTTTGGAAATCGTTACAGGACGCAGGTTTAGATTACCCTATGATGTTCCCAATCGTTGAACCATACAAAAACGAATTCGAAGCTGCACAGAATTTTATGGGTGGTGAAATATTTAATAAATTTGTCATGAAAGATATAGTCGAAACACCCGCTACTAAGGAGCTATGGGATGCATTCCTCGTGAAAGCCCTGGAAGATGAAAATGCGGATCTACCCGAAGAACTTGTTACGTTTACCACTAAAACGATCGAAAAGTACCACAAGGAGCGTGACGTTATCATATTCACGAAATTGCAAGAACTCTTGGGACCCGACAAGGATAAGATCGAATTGTACGACTTTATGAGTACACCTAAACGAATCGGTATTTCATTTTCAAAAAAGGGTGCGGAAGAGTGGAACACCAAACAGCGCGATGTATGGTTTGCAAACAACGATATGTTTAAACCACCAGCAAACCCACCCGACTTTATCAACCCGACTGCGGCCATATACACTGACACGTATTTCGTCCTCGACATTGCCAATCCTGGTACGAAAGAAAAACCTAATATGATCCCTAAAAAACTACCAAAGAAAACCGTACTTGGGTGTGCCTACGGTACTGTAATCACGTACTGTGAGAAAAGGCGTCAAATGAAAGGTATTTCTGACGCAGTTGACCCCCGTAAGCTGGGTGTTAAATTCGACACGGAATCGGGGTCGTGTATGTTTACAAAAAAATTCTGTATACGTTACGGTATGGTATTCAAAAACAACAACTGTAGCTTGAATAAAGGGCAAAAAGTTGCCGAAATGATTTTAGGACCATCGGTAACCCGTGCTTCGATTCGTGAATGGGAAGACCGTAAGGCTGCGTTCAATTCGGGTGACCCCGTGAAGGTAGGTGGGGCAGTATTGAAAACTCTGTACGACCCAACAGGTCTCGGGACATCATCTGTTAAGAGAGCCATAAAAGAGATTGGTGAAACGAAAGCCAAAAAAACAAAGCCTGCACAAAAGATTCCGTGCCCCCCGGGAATGCGCGACGACGGTACGAGTTGTTGGAAAGACACAAAAAAAAGGGGTTCGAGAGCTGCGAAGAAAAGGGGGTGCCCCCCGGGTCAACGCGACGATAAAACAAGTTGTTGGAAAGACTCAAAAAAAAGGGGTTCGAGATTTGCGAAGAAAAGGGGGTGCCCCCCGGGTCAACGTGACGACGGTACGAGTTGTTGGAAAGACGCATACGGGCGCGGTGCAGGTAAAGTTCTTAAATCTAGTGGGGGTAAGTGTACAGGAGGGGGGTGTACAAAAGGGGGGTGTAAATGGGCGGGTAAGTGTTCGAAAATAAAGTGTTCGAAAGTAAAGTGTTCGAAAATCAAGTATTATTGCCCCAGCGGCCACCCCGAAAAGCAAGCGAGTTTATGCTATAAAAGGTGTAAGACTGGGTTCCGCGGCGTGGGTCCTATGTGCCACCCCAAGGATGGTGCCGGCATTAAGGTTACGTTGATGAAACGTCAATACTGCGATACAGGAAAGGATAAGGTGGCGGGTATATGCTGGGATAAATGTGGAAGTGGTTACAAAAACGCCGGCGCCCTTTGCCACCCCGATGGTGGTCCCGGTATTAAGGTTACGTTGATGAAACGTCAATACTGCGATAAAGGAAAGGATAAGGTGTTGGGTATATGCTGGGATAAATGTGGAAGTGGTTACAAAAACGCCGGCGCCCTTTGCCACCCCAATGGTGGTCCGGGTATTAAGAAAACCTTATTCAAGCGCCAAAAGTGTCCATCTGGTTGGAAAAATGTTGGGGGTGTGTGTTGGTCGAAGTGCCCCCCAGGGTATCGCGACGATGGGGCACTTTGTAACAAAAATTAAATATTCGTATATTATAAAATATGGCTAAATTCAGCGGGGCATCAAAATTGGCTAAGGGGGGTGCGTCCGTCGCGGGGGCCGCAGCATCAGCTGCAAAAGCGGCGGGCAAGGCTGCCGCGGGGGCGGCCAAGGGGGCGGCAGCAGCAGCGGCGGCCGCTGGTAAGGCTGCTAGTAAGGCTGCGGGGAGTGCTGCCGACGCAGCTAAAAAAGCCGCTAAAAGCGCCAAGAAAGGTAGTAAAGGTGCAAGTAAAGCGGGTGATGCGAGTTCGGCTGCCAAGAAAGGTAGTAAAGGTGCAAGTAAAGCGGGTGATGCGAGTTCGGCTGCCAAGAAAGGTAGTAAACTTGGTAGAGGTGCTAAAAAAGCTGCTCCATTGTTAGCGGCGGCTGGTCTCGTCGGCGGAGTACTGTACATAGAAAAGAAACTTGGCGAAGAAAGTGAAGCTGTACAGGGTTGTACGACCGCATGCTTACCTAGTAATTTCGACGAACTCGCGTACGGCAGTTTGAAAAAGGATCAATTGAAATACAAAAGCCTGGAGGAATTGAAGAAGGTGGACCCCAAAACACCAGATGACCAACCCCTGTGTAACGATAAAGTTGAGGATTGTGGTGAATATTGCACGGATAAATGCAAAGCGAAACATCAATCAGATATCCCAGGCTCTAACATCTTGAATCGTGGCGCCGACGCAGCTGGTGACGTTTTTAAAAAATTGAACGAAACACTAAACCCGTTTGCGGGACCAGAAGGTAAGAAACGAATGTTAATCGCCGGCATCGTATTATTCCTTATATTATTTGGACCTATCATTTTTAAAATGGTATTTTAAACAAATGTATTTAAAGCATTATTATCTTTATGTAAGTAGATGATACTCAGTATTGATGTTGGTATCAGAAATCTCGCGATGTGCCTATTTGACGAAACGTCAAACCTTGTCACGGAGTGGGACGTATCGGGTGTACCCCCCGAACATAAAGATGGTTTATTCGTTTCATTACGAAAACATTTAGACGAGCGCCCGTGGGTACTCACGTCTGATACGATACTCATAGAAAAACAACCCGACAAGAATAAAAAGATGAAGATGGTTGAACATTTTTTACACGCATATTTCGTGATACGGGCACCCAATGCCGAGACGATTATTTACGATGCTAGATTTAAAGTACCCGACGTATCGGGTCCCGGAAAGGCACAATATATGAAACGAAAAAAGGTATCTATAGAACGATGTAGAATATTTATCGAAACAAACGATAATAATTCACATTGGTTACCCATTTTCGATGCATCTAAAAAGAAAGATGATCTCGCCGACACTGTGATGCAGGCTATAAGTTTTACGAAACGGGTAGAACCCAAAAAGAATAACAAAGAAGAAAAGAAAATTGTACCTAGAAAACCAAATGAAAATCAAAAAAATACGAGGTATTCTTTATCAAATCTTGCGTGGATTTTAAAAAATAAACCTGAGTGTGAATACCTTGAAAATAATAAAAGATTCATGAAAGATTTAAAAAGATATTATAAATCACTCGACGAATTTATTGATGACCAAAAAAATACGTGAGTACGTATCTTACACCAGATGTCACGGGTAATACACCGTGGTTAAATCTGTACCCCTCGTAATTAATCATATCCCCTTGTTTCATGTATATGATGGGTAAATCTTTCATATTTAGTAACATTTCAGTTTGTTTTCCCAATGTGGGAGCTCTACGTATCCTCGAAACACGTGTATCTTTTAGATCATCGAATAAGTAAAAGTCACCTCCTTCATAGTCGTTAGGATCTGATAATAAAACATTTATTGTAGATTTTGACAAGTCGGCATGCATTGGTATATCGACCCGTTCTCCGGGTGTATACCGTTTCAAAAATATATAATCGAGTGTACCTTTCTGTTTAGGTAATTTTTTATTATACAAGTCTATACATTTTTCATATAACTCGGGGTAATTCATAGTTCTGTCAATCTCTAATAATTCAATTTGGTATACAGGATTATCATCAACGGGGTCGGCTGTTGTGAGAAAGTGTTTATTTTTCGCCATGGAAATAATTTCTTCACATTCAGATTTTGTGAGAATATTTTTTATTGTATATATTTTTATTGAATTTGGAATATACAAATAAAAAAAAATTAAGAATAATATTAAAATGATTAATAGTGTCATACTATTTTATATAGAATATATCCCATGATAATGATGCAATGCATTCTCTAAATTCCAATTTTTATCAATTTTATCTTCGTTTTCATTTGGTATACAATTTCGCATTTTAAACATTTCGGGTGTAACGCCCCGCATTTCCCAAAACATCTCACACATAAATTCACCTACGTGTTCCGTGACTACATTGGTATCGACGAGTAATGGAACATAGTCTGTTAAAATTTTACTTGGAAATTCTTTGGAAGCAAAAATATTTGTGTAAATATAATCGTCACGCATTTTATTTATAGGTACTAAACCAGATGGTACAATATAAAAAAAATGCCACCCTTCTAATTTTTTAAAAACTTCTTGTATATCTAAACCTTCTTTTCTATAAAAATTATCATATTCAAATTGAATCATATCTACATCAATGTCACCGAGTCCATTTAATACTGGTAAATCGTGACCATCTGTATCAATTTTCAGAAAATCGATATGAGTTATATTACGGTCTTTACAATACCCCGAAATTGTTTTATCCGCGTCATTTAAACCATATTTGTTCACGTATACGTTGGGTTTATCGTAATCAACCGATTCCTTATACATTACATATGTCGTTTCATTAATAAACGCGTCACCGGACGGCTTGAACACGGGGTCGAATAAATGTACCGAAGTTGTTGAGTCGATGTCATTTGGGATCTGCGAACCGGTCGCGCCCACATCAAATATCGTAGCGTTCGATGTATTTTTGAGTATAGACCTTAATAATGAAAGTTCTCCATTTATTTTCTGGTTACAGCAGATACGGTACGCAAAATAAGGAATACTAATCTTACTCGTTTCATCGCGAATCGTAATCCAGGTATCTAATGAAGGTTCCATTATGTGTAACTGTGGTATATCTTTTATATACGATTAAAGAATTGGAGCAATTTACATGTATAATGGAAATCCATGTACTTGATCATGGTTTTGTGCGACTCGTTGACCACATGCCTCGGGAAAACCTCGATACATCAATTGTACAAGCCGCTCGAGTCTCTTACGGAGATGGAACGAAGACTTCTCGCGGAGACGCTGGACTTATTCGATATCTAATGCGCCATTGGCACACGACACCATTCGAAATGGTTGAATTTAAATTTCATATCAAAATGCCAATCTATATCGCGAGACAGCATTTGAGACACAGAACAGCGAGTGTAAACGAGCTTTCAGCGAGATATTCAGTCGTCCCCAAGGAATATTACAGTCCAGACGTACTTCGTGGACAGTCAGAAGTGAATCACCAGGGGTCAGAAGGGGTTGCGGACGTCGACAAGGAAGGTATGCAGACGCATCTCGAAGAGTCGTTTGATATTTACGACAAACTATTAGAAGAGGGGTGTTGTCGCGAACAGGCACGTGGCAATCTACCACAATCCACATATACGGAGTTTTATTGGAAAATCAATCTCCATAACCTCATGCATTACCTACATCTCCGTATGGATTCACATGCACAAAAAGAAATTAGAGACTACGCGAACGCGATATACACACTCGTCGAACCACTTGTTCCTATTAGCATGAAAGCGTTTACGGACTTCAGGGTAAACGCCGTTCATCTCACGGGGCTTGAAATTGAATGTATTCGTTCGGGTATCATTATTAAATCACCTGGTGAAAGACGAGAGTTTCACGAAAAGATGGAGCGTCTAGGACTTGGGGATCGGTATAAATAAACTGACCAGTAAACTTCTATGTTTTAAATTTTATGGATGAAGATGTGGTAGCATTTACCCCTAAACACAATGCCATTCCTATAATATAATATTGTTTTAAATTAACATGAAAGTACATATAGTAGGATCGGGTCCTACGGGAATTTCAATTGCTTGGGAAATTTCTAAATTTACGGATCATGAGGTTATTATGTATGACAAAAAACCTTCAATGGGTGGGTCGTGGTGGGAACCACTTGGAGAAAAACGCAACATACATGCACACCGGGCACTGTTCGACAAAGCGTTCGTAAACACGCACGGTTTATTCCAGGAAATGGGTATTTCCTGGAATGAAATGTTCGTCCCTGAAAATCACGAATACGTGAAGATGAAAGAGAAACGTTTAAAACCAATCGACTACGCCTCGCTCACCTCACTCGCGGTACGTGTACTATCCTTTCCCGGTGCGTACAAAAGTAAAACGGTGAAGGACAGTATCGGTAAGCTTTCATCGCATGGCGAGAATTTCGTCAAGACAATCACTTATGTGATGGACGGTGTAGGGTGGGACGTCATGACAGCATACGAATTTGTCCAGAACGCGAATCATATAGGATTGTCAACCATGTACACACAACGCGGATCCGGTACCAAGATGAACGACGCCATGTTTCATGCACTCGAAAAACAAGGTGTAAAATTTATAGGGAATAAAACGATGAAAAGTGTAGAATACTACGACAAGGGGTACGTGGGTACATTCGAAGACGGAGTGATAATAAACGATGGTATGTTAGTTATGTGTGTGGATAATTCGAGTGCGCTTAAACTCATCGGGAATAATTGGCAAGGTGCGCGTGACAAAATGTTTACTAGTACATACGGGAGTTTAACACTTATGCTCGACTACGATACACCGACCATTTTACCGAAGGAGCATTACATTGCCATGAACACGAAATGGAATCTTATACCCGAAAAATTGGACGGTTCAAATACTGTCGCGTGTATGATGTGTAACCTGACTGAACAAATACTGACCACACCACCGGGAAAGTTAAAAAAACAAGTGGTCGAACAGTTAACTGCATTGGGTATTCCCGAACCAAAGAGTGTTCGCGTCGCGTGGGGGTCGCATTGGAACGGTCGTAAATGGGAATTTACACAATCTTCGGGTGTTCTCAGTGTAAATGGTCAAGTTCCATTTTTTGGTAATTCTGAAAATGTAGCCCTATGTGGTATGATGTCAGAGCGTCACACACCATATTCGAGTATGGAAGCTGCCATAGAAGTTGGGCGCTCATTTTGTAATCAGACATTCAAAACACGTAAACCCTTAAAACCTATTTTAGTCACACATATTTTAATCGTGCTTATAGTTTTAATTCTCCTAATGATATATACGCGATGATAGTCGATGGTACGGTATACGAACCAATGTATGAACATAATGGAAAACATTACTTACGCGTGACACTAAGTGATGCAATTGCGCGTCGGGTTCAATATACGCAAATGAAAAACCCAATCGACGCGAAACACATCGACGATCCATTGATTGGAAATGTACTTACCATAAAAGTACCATATAGATATAACCGTGTTATGTGTCGCTTCGAAGGTGCACCCGTTCAATCCCTTAAGCGTGGAGATACTGTCAACTTGGATATGATATTCACGGGGCGATGGTTCGCCGGTGAGTATAGTGGATACACGTGGAAAATGACCTATATAAAGCTAATAGACTCCGTTACTACATGACCCTTACAAGATCTGGGTATATAGTACCGGATACGCAAGAGACGAAAAATGCGTTAACGGTACGTCCCATCGTTAATGCAGATTTTGGTGTGGCACCCCCATCTTTTAAAGTGTTTAGAAAAGCAAAAACGGGTGTATGTGTACCGAGGTTTTACGCCGAAGAACGATTCGGTATTCCCGAAAAGGATATGAGACCCGAACCCGAAAAAATGAATATACAATTTAAGGGGAAGTTACGTGATGAAACGTTTCAAAACGTAGCACTTTCAAAAGCTATAGAGGCTGGTCACGGTATTCTATCACTTCCATGTGGGTTTGGGAAGACCACCGTGTCCCTCGCTATCGCGTGTAAACTTGGGTACAGAACTATGATTGTCGTCCACAAAGAATTTTTAGCGAATCAATGGAAAGAACGTATACAACAATTTTGTCCCGGTGCGACGATCGGGGTCGTACAACAGAATAAAAAGGAGACTAACTGTGATTTTGTCATCGCCATGCTTCAATCTCTTTCACTGAAAGAATATTCTTACGAAGACTTCGATAGTATTGGAACACTCATAGTAGATGAAGCGCATCATATATGTGCAAAGGTTTTTTCGCAGTCACTGTTTAAACTGTGCCCGAAACACGTATACGGTTTATCCGCGACGCCCAACCGTAAAGATGGTCTGACTAAAGTTTTACACTGGTTCATGGGACCCACATTTTTCGCCGTAGAACGCGAAAATCAGGCACAAGTGAATGTATTTCCACTTGATTTTTCGTGTAAACGATTTGAAGATCCACCACCGTGTACGAGATTTGGAAAATTATCATTGGCGACGATGATAACCGAATTAACTGAAATATCAGAGAGGAACCATCTCATTTTATCGACAATAAAAAAACTTACAAAGACGACAAGACAAATTTTAGTTTTAAGTGACAGGCGATTTCATTGTGAGTACCTCCATTCTAATTTTAAAACGACATCGGGGCTCTACATGGGTGGTATGAAAGAGGTTGATCTTACCGCGTCAAGTAAAAAGCAAATCATTTTCGCGACGTTCAGTCAGGCACATGAAGGACTTGACATTCCCAGTCTTGACACGGTTATTCTCGCGACCCCGAAATCTGATATCGTCCAATCTATCGGGCGTATCATGAGAGAGACGACTGGAAAAAAAAATAATCCACATATCTACGATATATTAGATCACTGGTCGGTATTTTTTGCAATGTATAACAAACGTTTGCGCGTGTATAAACAAGGTGGGTTTAATATCCCAGACCAAAAACCCGAACCGGGCGACTTTCCAGTCGGAAAATGTCTCGTACATATATAAGATGACCCGGTGTTCGGTTGGACGGTCCACACAAAAATACACCGGTGGTGGTGGTGTAGATCTGAGTTCTATACTTGAAGCACAAGGTGATATCATATACGCAGACGTGAATATAGAAGCTGAAAATTTACCAATCGGTGGTACTACTGGACATGTGTTAACGGTCACCGCACCTGGTATTTTGGGGTGGCAAGCGATCACTTTAACTGGTGGTCAAGTTGGCAATTTACAGCAGGTCACTGTAAATGGACCTACGACTGATCAGTCTATAGGATTTTTGAATACAGTAACATCGCTAAGTGCGAGTGGAAACGTTCTCGTAACTGGAAATGTTACGGCTCAGAAATATTATGGTGATGGTACAACCCTAACCGGTATCGCTTTAAGTAGTGATATGACATCGAACGCCCTACGTATTTCTAATCTCGAAGTTTCAAATGTGAATATTTGGTCCAACCTCGCTTCTAACGTTGACCGGATTGAACAACTCGAATTCGCGAATACAGTCCAAAAGAATTTGATCACAACCATAATAAATAATAAAATTGTTAGTAGTTCGGGGGGTATCACGGTTTTTAACACAGGTGATATTATTTACGCTAACGGTACGAATACACTCTCAAAAATCGGAATCGGGACACCTTCACAGATACTCACAGTGTCTGGAAATATACCCTCGTGGGTTAACCCACCCGTGAATACACTATGGCAAGAGTCTAATGGAAGTATTTATTATACCGCAGGTAACGTCGGTATCGGTATCGGTGCGGAAACACCGGTGGCTACGTTACAAATTGGGTCGAACGTACATATTCACGATACGGGAAATAATAAACTGGTCGTGGATGGGAATGTGTATGTATCGCGGGCACTACGTGCAATTGATTTAGTAGAATCGTATGAAGTGCGGGCAAACTTCTTCACTGTTAAAAATATTGATATAAGAGCTGAGCGACCTCGTCAGGGTGGTGTGATATTATAAATTTTATAATCTAGGATCATAGTAGACATGAGTAATACTGGGTATACTGTGACCAGTCCCAACACGGTATACAGTTACGCTATTCAGAGTGGTGACGGTGGCGTTGATGGTGTCGATTCATGGAACCCAGATGAGTTCACTGCCGGTGATCAACACTATAGTAATATATACGGGAGGGATGAAAATTCACAATTCGGTAGAGGACTTGATACAGACTTTGAAGGAGAGCGTATCGTAGGTGGTGGTCCAAATTGGAATAGTGGGCGGGGGTATATTCAGATATATGATTGGTCAGAATCTAGTTCTACGTGGACATCTCTTCAACAAATAAACGGACCCAGTGCTGCTGGCTGGTTCGGCGAATCAGTTTCGATGAATTATGATGGAGAACGAATCATAGTGGGTGCACCGAAAATAAATACTGTATACGTATACGACATCGGTAATAATAATCTGTTTACTCTTGTACAAACAATTAGTACATCTTACGATTCCTTTGGACACTGCGTTTCTATAGCTGGTGATAGAGCTGATCGATTCGTTGTTGGTGCACCAAATGTAAATACTATATATGTGTACGAACGACAAGCGAGTGGTCAGTTCACACAAGTATATTCAAATTCTGGAACGAATATGGTTAACGATGTACCTGTAACTATTGGGGGGTCGACACGTATAACGCTATACAGTAAATTCAATGGGTATGGGTATTCGGTTAAAATGTCCGGGTTTGGGGGTCATATTGTGGTTGGGGCACCAGGAACCGAAATCGCTGAAATACAATCGAGTACACAAGCAGGGACGACAACACCTGGTAATGTTTCACACCATTTAGGTGAACATACAATATCGACTGTCGGACCACATTATACGGGTTCAACATCGTATTCGTGTAATACGCAACAGTTACCAAACGATGGTAACGTTTCCGCTGGTCACCCGTACTCGGTGTACAAGTATCCCAATACGGGTACCGTAGTCGATGGCAACGCCACTGGAGCGCTCAGGTATCCGGATAGTCAGAATGGTTTTCTTCATCATTACAATAGATCACCCTATGGTGCAAATGCAGGCGATATGGGAGATGGGTTTATTTTTCCCAATTTTCAAGTGGGGAATATACGCGTGCTTAAATCTCTAGACGGTGGGAGTTGGAGTACAGGTGTCACACAAATTGGGTCGGATATAAAAGGGCATAATCC